CCCGAAGGCCAACACCAGCACAAAGCTCACAATGCCAGCCATGATCACCCAGCCCCAGCTATAGAGACCGAGGAAGGGCTGATCTTCGCGGAGGAAGGCGCGGAATCGGGTCATGCGCAGCGCTCCTTAAGCATCGCGTCTGCCTGCTCATAGGCGAACCTGGCGCGCGCCGCTTGAATTTCAAAATCAAAAACCTTGCCGCCGTCAGAGGCTTTGTAAGATGGAGTCCACGTCCCCATCGCGATAAGTGCCTGACCGGCGAAATAATCGCGTAGCGTCATGCCATAATCGACAACGCCGTCGATGCCAGATACAAAAAATGCTTGTCCGCTATTGTCCATGGCGCAATGCCTCGTTGAGGAGTGAGAGGGTTACGACAAGAAGATCAGCAGCGGCATGCAGAACCACAGCCACCACGCATCGGTCATGTAAAAGGCCATCCCGATTCCGAACGGGATGCAACCGGCGAGGGCGGCTACCAGGCAGTTCATTCCCCACGATACCAATCTGTCTTGCGTCATCGATCTCCCTCCGCTTCGCAGATAAAACCGCCTGCACCTGCACAGGTCTGGCAGGTGATGGCGTGAGCGCACGGCGGATCAATCGACCACTTGCTGACGCTCTCCCAGACCTCGATTGCGCCTTCGCCTTGGCAGTCCGCGCACTCTTCCCAGACCTCGGGAGGCTCGCCTGCGTTGAGCATTTCAAGCTCTAAATCTCGTTCGAATGCGCGGCCCATGGTCAGGTTCCGGCTGTGAGAAAGAAACCTAGAAGCGGCGTTTGGCTTGGTGGATGAAGCCGACGTTGCCGCGCTCTCCACCGAGGCCATCGGATTCGATACGGTTCTGTCGCATGCTGTCCAAGCGCTCGAATACCGCGTTCTCGTCCTGGTCGAAGCACTTGATGGCGATAATCACTTCCCGCAAATGAGCAATGCTGTAGTCCTCTGTCTGCTTCACCCAGCGATCCAGCGTCGCGTTATCAAGCGAGGGCTCTTTGGCCTTGAAGTAGACGCGCCGGGCCTGAGCTGACGGCATGCCAACGCGCATGATAGTGTCGAAGCGCGACGGGCGATCGACAAAGCGCCGGTCGAGATACTCGGGATAATTCGTCGTGGCGACGTGGACGACGTTCGAAATCTGGGTTTCGCCGTCGAGGAGTGCCAGAAAGCCATGGTCGCCATGGCGCTGAACGAGTGCGTCCAAATCCTCCATGATGGTGATCATGGGACGCTCTGGTTCAATCCTTCGAAGTAGGCCGACGCAAATGCTTGCAAGATTGGGGTCTTCAACGAAGACGACGATGCCCCTGTGTAGCCTGACGAGGGCCTGCGTCATCTGCCAAATTGCGCTCGTCTTGCCGCTGCCGGGAGGTCCCCACATCAGCATGCCGCGTTTGAACGTGAAGCCGCGATCAGAAAAATTGTTGCGAAGAGTCCAGAACTTCTTGAACTCGGCCAAGAGCGTTTCGACGGCGCTGTCCGGAAGCTCCAGAAGGCTATCGATCTCGATCGGCATTTTCTCCAAGAATGGCCCCTGTTGAGAGGCCCGGCATCGGTATGCCCCCGGCGGAAGTTCGCTGACGACTTCAGAGACCGGGAAGAAGGCGTCACCGCTCTGAGCCCAGCAGCGCGCACTGGCGGCAATACTGGCCCAGTTGCTGTCTGGCATCGAAGTCGGCGCGACCTCAAGACCATGAGGATTGCCAGCTCGGTTCGCCATTGTCCCTACGATCGCAGCAAAATCAGACATTCAATTCCCCTGTTGCAAAAATGAGATACGTGCACTGTTCATCCAGGAATGCGGCCTAGTTTCCGCATATTCCTTCACATTCGTTGTTAAAAAGGTTGATCTGGTTATCGACCTTCGAAAGGTCGGCCTCGCCAAGAGGCACAGCCTGTCGATGCAGAAACGATGGCTTCTTGAACATCGCCAGCCCGTCTTCAGAACGAAGACGCGCGTCAATCTGGATGGCCCTTGCCCAGCCCTTCGGGTCTCCGTCGCGCAACGCCTGCCATTGCTTATTTGTTTTGTAGGGGCAGAAAACACACGACGACTTCGGGGGAATGGGATAGCCGTGATCTTGGAGCCAGTTCGTGCAATCCCATCGGCTCATATGCTTCTCAATGAGCGGGTCGCGGCGGATGATATACCGTTGGCGAGAGGGGGTGACGCGAATGATCTCGTCGGTAGAAATGCCAACCCAACTCTCGATTGTCCCAGGCGCGATGTAGCTGCGCGGCCCAACTTTGAGGAGTTCACGCAATTTGCGTCGGATCGGATCGAGCTTGTAGTTACGGGTGCATTGGCGTTGCAACATTCCCATGTCGCCGTGGGCCGGGATTCGAGCCTCCTTGTCGTCAAACAATCGATCGCCAAGGGGGCCGGTATTGATGACATGAACCGGGAAGGGCAGGACGTTGCCTGACATGAGCCAGCGAAGATGGTCATAGACGGCTTCCGGCTCCTCGCCAGTGTCGGCAAAGATCGCGCAATCCGGCATCGGGCCGATCTCACCATGCGCAGCCATCAGAACAAGCGTCGTGCTTTGGACGCCAGCGCCAAGGCTGACGACGCGGAGCTTAACGGTAGATGGCGTCGAGGCATTTTGCACAGGTAACGTCTTTCTCTTGTCTAGTCAGTGCTGCATCGCACTTGATGATCCGGCCGCAGAGCGCGCGTCGGCCAAGCGTGTAGTGACCCCAATGAATCTTCATTCCCTTTGCCATGGTCTCACTCACTCAGCGAGAGTGTCCCTATGCCACCGCGATCAGCTGATCAATTGCCGCGGCAACTTTCGTCTTCAGCGCGTCGAACGGATGCTCGTCGGTCCACCTGATGCATTCGCGGATCGCCTTCTGCGCATTCCACGTCGACTTGATCTGATCGGCGCGCGTCGCGGTCAATCATTGCCGCCCCCCTCGCTTGCGTCGTGCTCGATGTACCGCGGGGGCCGGCCCGCCTCGTCCAAATCCTTCATCAGCAGGCTGAGGACATTCCACGGGCTATCCTGCCCGCCTGGTTGGTTCCCCGTCATCACAGCGGCAAGGCGAGGATGGCAGAACGGGGCACACCGAGCGGCCACATCGACGGTTAAGAGCGCGTATTCCTTAACCATTTGCTCGGAATGGGAAACGGCCGCTTCATAGACGGCGCGCTGCTCTGGCGTTTTTGCGGCCGCAGCGCGTTGCATATTTTCACCCATAACCTGATGGTATTCGTGGGTGGTTTCCTCGAAATAGTGCATCATGCCGAGCATGACCTCCTTTGGGAGGCGCAGGTTCTCGCCCGAGGCCATCCGATAGGCTTCCAGCTGCCGCTCGGTCTGGGCAGGAGGCACCTTGGCGCGGATCACACTGGCCAGGACCGGATCATCAAATGCCACCGGCTTGAGACCGGCCCGCTTCGCCGCCTTGCGGACGTTCGTATGCGGTCTGCCCGTCGGATGGGCCCGTTTTGGCCGATTCGGGTTAGCGCTGCCGCGCCGCTCGCCTTTCCTACTTCCCGGCATCTTCCCTCCGAACGACGCCCATTGATGCTTCTCCTACTCCTCTCGACCATCATGGCCGAGAAACCCTAATGCGTCCCGAAATACCAGAACGCGACGACCGCGACCGCGACCAGCGCCGCCAGCAGCAGGATCACCGGCAGATCGGCGCCAGCGCGCGGCATTATCGCTTATTCCACGGCTTGAAATTGCGCAGATCCCCGATCGCCGGCCATTCGCCAGTAAACTGAATCGCCCGATCATCGATCGACACGAACGCGGCCGGCTTCTCCGTCGGCCACTGAATCATACCCCAGGTTCCGTGATCGAAGTCAGGCGCCATTCCGTGCACAGGATCCACCGACCACCGGCCGATATATTCGCGCATCGCCTGTTGCCCGCCCTCCTGATGCGATCGAGAGCTAAAAATGGCGACCGTGAAAAACTCCGTTGCCGCAGCGAGGAATTGCAGCGCACCAGGCACCGGCGGATCCGGGATCACCGCCGCGCCCTTCCAACCGCTCGAATAGCTATGAATTACCCCGTCGAAATCGACACACAAAATCGGCTTGGACATGCTCATGCTCCCTTGAGATTTTGTTCCGCTTGCTTGCGGAAAACGTCTGCACGCATCCGCTCGAGCTCACCCTGCACAGCCTCGATGATCTCGCCGACCGTGGTGCCGGGCGGCAAACCGATGCTGACGCGGCCGGTGATGATGCCATAGCAGGCCTGAAACCCGCCGACGAACGAGAGCTCGTCGACCGAAAGCCCCTGCCGACGCTGGACCTCGCAGAACACGTCGAAGGCCCGATCAATCACGTTGTTTTCGACAACCATCACTCACCTTTCCATGTCCGCACTATAGCATTTCCCGTCAGGCCGCGGCTTGAACCAGATCCCGCGCGCCCAGCACATCGGAGAGCCGCCAGACAGGCCCTCGACAATCTCCGACGGTAGCGGCGCCGCCGAGACCTGCGGCCGCACATGCCGACGATCGGCGCGTGCCGCCACGACCAGGATCACGCCGACAAAGATCGCCGCGACAATGGCCCCGCGCACATCAGCGCCCGACCCACGCCGGATCGAAAACCTTGATGAACGAATTCGGCTCGCCGCGCCAAAGACGCCCTTTCTCATCCGCCCACACTCCCTGCAGCCTCAATTGCTGCATCGTGAACGGCCGGGATATCTCGACCCGATCCTCGCCGCGCCGCAGCGCCTCGATCGCCTCCCGTTCGTCCGCCTTTATTTGCGCCAGATGATCTACGGAGCCGCTGCTCATTTTTCCTCGCCCTCAATTCCGGGTTGACCCAATAACTCACCGTCGACGGATGACAGCCGAGCAGTTTGCCAACCACGACGCATCCGATTTTCTCCGCCGCTGCTCGCCTGCAGACCGCCGCCCGAGCGCGCACGATCGAACGGCGCATCGAGCGGCTGCAAATATCGCGGCGCCCGATTTTGAACTTCTGCTCGACCTCGGCCAAAATCTCCCGAGCGCGCTGCCATTTGCGCGCCATTATCCCGCCCCTACGCCTCGCCATCAATAACCTCCGCCGGCGGAAAACGCCGGTATCGCTTCCAGTAGGCATGCAGTCGACCGAGCCGCTCCTGCAGATCGGCCGCCATGTTGCGCTCGCCGATCTCGACCAAGCGAATAGATTTGAACGTCTCGCGACCGCCCTTGTAGCCGAGCATAACACCAAGCTGGCGCCGACTCAGGCCCATTTCCCTCCGCGCGGCCGCGATCTCGTCGCCTGTCATTTCCACCACCAGATTTCCCAGAAATCGCGCATAGCGCCCCGAGCGATCACAGAGGCCTCGCCAGCTGACCAGCCCTCACGGCGCGCGTTCGCATAGGCCGCGCTTCCGAGCGCTTGCGCCTTCACCCATAGCCAGCGGCATTGATGATCCGTCACCGCATGTGCTCCGCGCGATACTTCTGGCCTTCTGGCGTGCGCAGCCATTCGGCGAACTCGGCCTCGTCCTCCGCCGCCTCGTGCAGCGCGTCGATCGCCTCTTGCTCTGTTGCCCCATGGCCAATCGGGCAACCGGGCTCGTATCCGTCGAAGGTCGCCTGATAGTCGAACTGCCGGATTGGAATCGGAGGATAGATAAATTCGCAATGGATGATGCGATAGCCGATCATGCCAGCCTCCGCAGGCGCGAAATCACCTCGTCAATCGCCTCATTCTTGGCGATCTGCGCATCTTCATCGTCGCCACCAGCAAATGGCACGCGTTTTTCGAGCTCCGCCGCCTTGATGCAGGCCGTGATCGTGGAGGCCCTCACCGAGTCCGCCAGTTCGCGCAGAACCTTGTCGAGTTTTTCCTCGGAAATTTCGACCATCACATCCCCCGCAGCCAGAGGAATTTGGGCGCTGCCGGCCGAGCCAGCGCCGCCGCCACGAACCGATCCGTTTCGATTTTCGCGTAGACGCGGCGAAGGCCGAACACCATCGCCTCACGATAGGAAATGCGCTTGGCGGCGACGATCTTCCTCGCCTCCGCGTGCGCCGCTTTCATGATCTCGGAATTGGTCATGGCTCAAGCCTCCGTCAGCACGCGGATGGAAATGGCGAGCGAATCCACCATATCGACATAGGTCAAATCCTCCGGATTTTGATCGCGGAGAATGGCACCGACGAAATATTTGAGAGGCGATGCAATTACTCCCTCGACCTGACCAAAATCGAGAGAATCAGCGGTTTCAGCAAGCACGTTCAGCGCATCATCGCCAACGATCTCATAGCGATCTTCGCCGTTCCAGCGGTAATAGGCGCCGACGATTGCGAAGGCGAGAGCGAGAGCGCGGCGGGTTGGCGAAATATCAGACATCAGTTTCTCCCGAAGGTTAGGGCGCGGTGCCCTGCTGGAATACGGCCATCATAGGGGCCGTATCCGCAATGTCAATATTTATTTTCAGGGAATGGCGTCAACCATCGCAATACGCTGGCCAAGCCAGCGCATCACATTTACCGCCATACTATTTCCTAGCGACTTATAGCGCGGACCATCCGGCGACCCGTTCTTGCCCCGCCACGGAATGTTGGTGAACCCATCCGGAAAACCTTGCAGTCGCTCGCATTCGGTCGGCGTCAGGCGCCGCACCACCCACCGCGTCGCGATGTGCCACGGCTTCACCGTGTCGAGGGTGCCGGCGACATCTTCCATCGCCGTCGGCGCCCGCGTGTAGCCGCGGCCGTCATCGCCACGGAATCGATTCTGCCAGGCGAGCAGCGGCTCGACCTCATGAGCAATTGCGATCTGCCCACCACCGTTCGCATGCGATCCAGCGTGCCCCATCGCACGCAAAGTCGGCGCGATCTCGCTAGCATCGTTGCCGTAGTCCTTTTGGGAAAATGCTATCGTCGGCGGCCGCGCACCAGACGCCAGCGCATGCGACGGCGCGCCCGCCTGCGGCTGCGATCTGTTTTCCGGATGCGTGATCTGCGTCTCGTCGAAAACCAGTGGCTCGCCAATCATGGTTTGCCCCTCGTCCATCGTGGTGTTGACGCCCTTGTGCATCCGGGCTGTGAGAGGGTTTGCCACCTCTGGCGCAAGAACCGGCACGTAAGTTTCAAGATCGGCCGCATTCGCAGCAGCCCGACCTCGCGCCGCCGAAAGCGTCATCGACACCTCCGGCACCAGCGGCGTGCCGCGACCTGTGCCGTCCTCGCTCGCGTCGAATCCATCCGCCCGCAAGGCATGCGCAACGTCCGGAATCAATCCTCCATCGAGATCGAAGTCGGTACCGAGTCCGCCACTGCCTGTAGGGCGCGAGCTAATTGTTGGGGCAACTCTTTCCCCCGATTGACGGCGCGGCGCAGGATTCCCCGACAGGCTTTCGCGCTCAAATAATACTGCGGCGGCACGCCGCCAGTCTCCAAGATATCCGACAACGAACACACGCCGTCGTCGTTGAGGGACAGCCCGTCCAAACCCGTCCACTCGGATAAACTGAGCGTCAAGCACGCGCCATGCGAGGCCGTACGCGCCTGCGTACCCTTCGACAATCCCCGCAGACCGCCAGCCGTCTCGAGGGACTTCGACGCGGCGACCGGACAGGAGTCCCAGAAGGCTTGCAAAGCTGCGTCCTCCGTCGTCCGAAAGGACACCGGGGACGTTCTCCCACGCCAACCAGCGGGGGCGATACTTCCGAGCAATTGCGCCATAGGTAAGCATGAGCGAACCACGAGGGTCATCCAATCCCTCTCTGAGCCCGGCGACGGAGAACGACTGGCAGGGCGATCCGCCGACGAGAACATCGAGAGTTGCATCAGGCCATTCCTCGAATTTGGTGACGTCGCCAAGATTCGGCACGTCCGGATAATGAAACTTCAAGACCGCAGAGGGAAATTTGTCGCTTTCGGCATAGGCCCACGGCTGCCAGCCGAGCGGATGCCAGGCGGCCGTTGCCGCCTCGATGCCGCTAAACAGCGAAAGGTACCTCATAGCAGGCCATCCGGAATCAGGCAGTCCATCCGCCCAGGCGGCGGGCCCCATGCCGGATTCCACTGCGCGCCCGCCTGGACGCGCTTGGCGATCGCGCGCCATGTCTCATCGGTGAATTTGGTCGGATCGTCGGGCGCCGCGGCAGGTTTGCCGTCCGCCGACGGCGTTGCGATCGGCCGCCCAGCGCGCTCGAGCATGGAGATGCACCAATTCCGCCACGTCGAATCCCACCGCATCTTGATCCCCTTCGCTCCGGATTGCGCGGTCCAGTAGTTTTTGAACTTGGCCGCCTCGCGGCTCACCTCCGCAGGCCGCAACCCCACCCTGAGCGCGTAGTCACGCCACTCCGCCGGCAAATCCCAATCATCCGGCAATCGCGTCCCGCGCACAGCCCGATCAGCTGCGCCCCCCTTTTTCGGTTTAGATATCCGCGCCTCCTCGAAAATCTCGAGGATGCGATCCTCAATGTCGGCGCCGAGATTGAGCGCGCGCAGTTTGCGGAGCGTTGTGGATGTGAATGTCACTTTGCACCTCTCGATTTGCGATAGTCTTTCATGAATTCCTGCACAGCGGCGTGCACCGCAGTCACTACCGGCTTATTGCAAGGCCCCTTGACCTGATCAGACAGCCACCACCCATTCTCCCAGCGCAGGCCGAACGTCGCGAGCCGCTTGTCGCCGGTGCCGCGGATCGAAAAAACCGCATAGTTTCCCCCGATGCAGGCGCCCACATAGGTCGAGACGCAATGATGCATTGCGCGCCCCTCGTCGAACAGTTTTTCCCCCGAATCGACCGCGACAAACCGCAGCCCCATGAATTCCCATTCGACCGGCAGACCAGCGACCTTGAACGTCTCGCTGTATTCGATGCCGTGATTGGCCTTGAAGCGTTGCGAGGCGTTCATCCGACCGAGTTCGACGTGCCACCGCTCCATTGCTTGATGCGCCTGGTCGAAGGTCCAACGCGGATCGAACCGCCCCCAATGCGCCAAATCAACCAGATCGCTGACGACCCTCAATTGCTCCTGTTGCGTGAACCGGTTAAGCCTCGATGCGGCCCACTCCGGATATGGCACGGGATCGAATCCCCTCCGACGGATTGAAAACGACCACCACCGATCCATCGCAATCAGCCACAAATGCTGATGAAACGACTTTTCCGGAATTGATTGCGCCAGAATCGACGGGCCAACCTCGTGCGATATCGCGCCGATGATCCGCGCCTTGCCCGGCGACAGCGCCTTGCCGCTCAACCTGCGCAACTGCGGCGCGATCTTGTAATGTCGCATCACGTCGCGCAGTTTCGGCCCGCTCTCGACCCGATTGCGAAACATGCCCGCGATCTGGCCATATGCAGCCGCTCGCGTGATTTTCTTGGCGCCACAGGACAGCCCGAGCACGAGAACTGGCGCCACCGTCAGATATTCGAGGGCGCGCTCACTGCGATGAATCGCGGCCGCCGCGACCCGCACGAGGGCAATGTTCGAATAGAGCTTGCGAGCCTCACGATCCGGCCCCGCCAGATCACCGAGCTCCAATTGATCAAACTGGAAAAGCTTGTCATCGACCGTGATCATTTGAAATCCGCCGCCTCCGATAAATCCTGCCGCCGATCGTCCATCTCCGCGATCTCGTCCCGAACAACGTTGCAAGCGATGTCGCAGAACAGCCGCACCGTGCCGACCGGACCGCGACGCTGTTTCTCGATTGCCACCTCGAGCCGATGCTCGACCGATTCCATCTCTTTCGTCCAAATCAGGAATTCCGCACTTCCCGCCGGCGGCTCCTTTTTGGCCAGGTAATAGGCCGCCCGATAGAGGATCAAAACCGTGTCGGCATCCTGCTCGATGTCGCCGGAGTTGCGCAAATCAGCCAGCGTCGGCCGCTTGTCGTCGCGCGATTCTACGCCGCGGTTGATCTGGCAGAGCAGGAAAATTGGCACCTCGAGCTCTTTGGCCAGCGCCTTAAGCCCCGTTGTGATTTCGCCCGTCTCATTGACCTTGTTACCCGCATAGCGTCCGGAGGCCTTCACCAGCCCGAGATGGTCGACCACCATCGCTTTCAGGCCGTGCCGCCGCTTCCAATGTCGCGCACGCGCCGCGATGTCCGACACCATGAGGCCCGGCTGTTGCTCGATCCGGATCGGCAACTCGGCGAGCTCGCGCCCGGCATCCATCACCCGATGGAAAATGTTTTCGTGAAACCGACCCGACGCCATTTGCCAATACGTCATACGCTTGCCAGGTTGCCACATATGATCGGCGATCATGCGCTGAGTCAGATCGACGTCGACCATCTCCGCGCTATAGAAAAACACCGAATGCCCGGCGAGGCCGATATTGCGCGCGATCCCGAGCGCCAACGCCGTTTTGCCCATGCCCGGCCGCCCAGCAATCACAATGAGTTCACCCGCCGCCGCGCCGAGCGTCCGATCATCTAGCGCCGCAAGGCCGTAGGACAGCCCCCGCACCTTGCCGCTATTCTGGAAGGCGTGAGCCGTGGCATCGACCGCGCGCACCACCGATTCCCTCATCGTCACCGCCGGCGACCCAGAGGACTGCCGAGCCGATACGATCCCATCGAGGGCCTCGACCGCCCAACTCGCCGCCTCCGCCGGATCTCCATTCGCCGAGCGGCCGAGTTCCTCCCCGATCGCCTTGAGCTCGCGCCGGTGCGCCATGTCGCGGATCGAATCGGCAAGTTGCACCGCCTCCGTCGGCAGGCATGCCGCGACCGCGCAGCGTGCAAGATAGTCCTTCACCGACAGATCATCGCGCCCCTTGATCTCCGCCGGCAGAAATTGCCGCAGCGTCACCGCCGAGGCTTTCTTGTCGGCGCCGACCAGATCGCCGATCACCTTCCAGATTTCTTGATGCAGCGGCTCGAAAAAGTCCTGCGGTAAAACCCGCGTCACCAGATGGCCCACCGAAGCGTTGTTCATCAGCGCGAAGCCGATCACCATCTGCTCAGTTTCAATGTCATGCATTGTTGCGCGACCCAGCAATTCCGAGGGCGACCTTAGCCGCGTGTCGCCGCTCCCATTCCGATTTTGGAATCGACTTGACCCGATGAAATTCCTCGTCCGCCTCGAAATCGGCAGAGACGCTCATAACCTGCGCCAGGCATTCAAGCGTGATCTGGCATTGTCCGATTTCTTGTGGGATCACACCGGCCGGCCGCGAATAAACCCGCAGCGCGATCGACCGCACATCACCGATCGGCAGCCCCATTGCCTGCCCGAGCTCGATCGCCTCCTCAAGGAAACGCCGCGCGCGTTCCGTGTCGTCAGCTGCAATCTCGCCGAAATTCTCCACTGCCCAACTCAAGATTTCCGCCGGTCTATTCGCCATCGTCGCTCCCCTGTTTCCACGATTCAGATTCTAGAATTCTTCCCTATTGATAGACTCTTTTCCCCTAACCTAGAGTTTCAGCCATTCAGCAACGCAAAGCGTTGTGAATGGCGACACAGGCCACCCATAGGCAGGAGCGATTCCCGCCTACGGCTGCCGGGGCAATGTCGATTTTTCCGACCTCAATCGAGGGCGCAAAAACTAACACGCACTTGCGACACGATGCCGGGGGCATCTCGGCCCGACCATTCGCGGAGTCTTGTTCGCGCCGAGGACGCGGATATCCGGGCTTTACTCCCAAGCCATGCCCGCCGGCCTCCGATATCAATCCATCCATCGGCCGGTTTTGGACGCGCGCAGGCGGATCGGTGTCCGCGTGACCTACGCACGCGACCGATTTTGCAACTTTGGCGCTTGTCAGGAGGGTTGACGGAAAGGGGTGAATTACCTATTTTCCGTTCCTGACCGATCGCCGCCAAGCAATCTCGGTCTTAGTTTCCGGCCCCGCAGTTTGTCGCTGCGGGGCCGTTGTTTTTGTATGCCTGTCATCCGGCATACGTCAATGGATATACGCCGAACGAGGTAACTAGGGCTTGTTGCTCAGACAGAGCGACACACCATACCTGCGATCTTCATGCTTTCGAGGGATGGAATTTAATTGTGAAAGAGCAGGCAAATCGCTGTTGACCCCACAGCGAATTGGAGTCCTATCGACTGAGTCGCGGGGCGAGAGGCTTCCAAGAGACGCGCCGCAACTCAGTCTGATTCGCCCACCCGCGACGCCAGCAGAACCAGGCAAAGGCCATCGTATTCGTCGACTTCGGCCCCGCCCAGCCGTCCCGATGCATCATCGGCAACCGATTGCGGAAAACATAGACGCGCGCGAGATCCCCGCCGTCCATAATGTCCGACCGCGACGACCCCTCTAGAAACGCCAGCCGCATCAGCATGTAAACGCGCGGACAGAGTTCGATCGCTTTCCGCGCGAACTCCGTGGCATTCTTGAAAGGTGGATTTGTCACGATCGCCTGAGCCCCGAGAGGCAATTGCCGCTCGAGCAGAAAATCCCACCCGGCCATATCTTGATCTGGCGAATCGTAGTCGACGAGATCCGTGGCGTAGACCTGCCGCCCAGCCGCGCGCAGCACCCGCACGATCGATCCCGGACCGCACGCCGGCTCCCAAATCAATTGCGGCACATCCTCGACCTCGAGCAGCGCATGCACCGCCTCCGGAGGCGTCTCATAGAGTTGGTTTTTCGTCTCTTTCAACGCATGGCGCTTGTCGCCATTGCCCGAGGCCAACTGTTTCAAATCTGCATCTCCGGTTCGGAAGGTCCAACATCATCCCACCGCCAGGCCGAGACCCGCAGCCGCGGAAAATCACTGTAGCATTTCGAGATTTGCCACATCACGATCAGGGAGTCGTCGACCCAACAGATTTTGTTCAAGGCGTCGCCAGCGATCTTCGCGTAATTGTCGCCGTCCGGTTTCGACGTCGCCGGAATATCACCGGCCGCAGCTGCGGTCCGTTTCTTTATCGACCAGGATTCCGGTATCGGCACGAACGCCTCGACCATCACCGTCAAGGCCTCATCGAACGGCGCCCGCGCGCCCATCGCAACGCGCCCAGCCAGCGCCAGCGCCGATTCGTATGCCGCGCCAGCCGGATCGGGATAGGTTTGTACCCACGGCGCCCGGCCGTTCGGCGTCACCACCCGCGACCGATGGCGCTTTTTCCCCATCGGGACGCCGGGCAGCAGGATTGTCACTAACGGATCATTGCTCACGACTGCCCCGCATATATTTGAAAATCATCTCGGCCGTCGCGACTTCGGAGGCTTCCGCGATCGCTGGCCATCCGAGCTCGAGGATCACCGTTTTGTCATCCATCACGATTCCGACCTTGAACACACCGCGCGCCTTGGCATCGGCGATTTTGGCCGCGAATCCAGGATCAACGACCTCACCGCGCTCCGCCTGCTTGATCAGGCGCGCGATACTATTGGCTTGTGACCGCAGAACGCGCAGCGGCGATTGGGAAGTGGTCATTTTCAGCCCTCCTACCCTTAGACAAGCGAACGGCCCCGGGTTTCCCCGAGGCCGCCCGATCTCGTCCCGCGCGCGCTCTTTTATCCACCGTGCCGGCACCGGGTTTTGCCGCTACCCGCAATTGCCCGTTAGGGCCGTCTTATAGCTTTAGACCATGCCGGCTATTCGCGCGCGCCGCTGATTCTAGTTAGGCGTTGCCGGCAGGCTCGCTCCGCGTGAAGTAGCTTTCAGCCTCCTCGCGCGCGGCCTCTTTGCTGGCCTTCATGCTCGATCGCGTCGCCGGAACGGCCGCCGGGCGCCGAGGCGGGGCATCGTCGGCCTTGGGCGCGCGCGCCGTAGCCTTGGCGTCCTTCTCCGCCTTGGTGATCAAAGTGCGCTCAGAGCCAGCCGGAGGCTCCGCATTCGCCCCCTTTTTCCCCGAGCCAGGAGGCCGACCGCGCTTGCCGGCGCCACTCTTGCCAGCCTTGGCGTTCTCGGCGGCCTTCTTGGCATCCAGCTTGGAAATGCCGGACTTGATCTGCCGCTCCTGCTCCGCATAGAAGGCGTCCGACCAGGCCTTATATTGCGGTACCGAAGGATCATAGGGCGGATTGTGCGCCTCGTTGCGCATCGCCGCCTCTTGCCCTTCCTTCGCTGCACGGTCGACAGCCGGCACCCGCGGCTCGTCCAGGAACAGCGACAGTTGCTCGCCGATGTCCGCGCCGGAATAGGCGGCGGCGAGCATCCGATTCGCCATCTCGGCCTTGAACTCGGCCTCGCCCTCTGGCGTCGACAGCAGGATCGAATCCTTGACCATCTGCAGCTTGAAGCCGTCGGACTTGATTGTCTTGACGTAGGCCCGAAGCGTACCGCTGGCCTTGTCGAGCTTGGCTTTGAGCTCGGAATATTTGTCGCGGTGGACGAGGAATAGCGCCCTCGTTTCTGGATCCACCAGATTGTGCCCCTTCGCCTTTTTCGGCGCCTTGGCTTCGGTCTCAGACTTTTTTGGACGTGCCATGAACGTGATCGCTCCGTGGAGTTAGGCGGCCATGCGCCGCGCAGTAGGAAGAACCGTTTATTGCATCACGCGAACAAAAATGGAAATCAGGACTCATCACGTCTCCAATGGGGAAACGGCATTGCGATCCGATCGCACCAGGAGCACCGCGCAGCGCTGAGACGGCCGCGAATACGCCGCGCGGCGCCTCTTCCTCACACGACAACACAAAAGCGGCCAGACCCATCGGAGCACCAGATTTTCAAGGATTCGGGAGAATGTCCTTGGCTGGCCATCCTGTTATTTTTGAGATCGGCTCGACATATTTCCGGGGAATAGCCCGTTTGATGAACTCGCCGACGGCTTTCCGGTCGGCGCCGAGCTCGTCCGCCATCAGCTTCACGGCCCCATGCTCCCGGCCGTTTTTCTCGACAAAGAATGCCAGGACGCGCGCGGCGGCCGCGGCGTTTTCCTTTTGGGCGGTTTTGGACTTCACAGGTTTGGCCATGAATTCAACCTACACCCGAAAATAAATATTGACAATGGCAATTCGCGGGCGCATGGTCGCGACATCAGGGCAGCGCGCCCTAACCCTTCGGGAGATCGAAAATGACCCAAGCCGAAAAGACATTTCTCAACCGCATGGTGCCGCACATGATGGCCGGGCTTTCTTTTGAGGAAGCCGGTCGCGCCGTATTGGCAGACGACGAGCGCATTTGGCTGGCAACCATGGCGCAGGACGATACCGGGCTCGCTATCCGCCAGAATATCACCACCCTCGTTTATGCAAATTTGCGCGCGAAGGCCTGAGCCATGATCATCGAAACCTCCGACAATCGCTTTTACCGCGTCACCGAAACCGGTGACGCCAATCTCGCCCATGTCTGGTACGGCGCCCGCGTCAAGAAGGACAAGAAAACCGGCGAATGGGTGCGCACCGGCAAATGGTCCGTCGAACTCGTCCGCAAGGCCGCAACTCGCGTGGTGGAGGCGTAAATGCTCGATCTCACCGGACCACAATGGCTTGTCCTGCAAACTGCCGCGAAACGTGACCGCGGCAACGTTTGCCCAACTTTGAAATTGCGCGGCACCGCGCAGGCGCTGGTATTGAACGCCCTCCTCGAGAAAGGACTCATCATCGGCGAAGGCGCTCCGTTCATCAGTGAATTCGGCCGGGTCGCCGTTAAACTGATCGAGGCCGAATGGCTGATCCGCGAACTCTGTGGCCACGAAGGCGCGGAGGGCTGGTCGGAATATTTGCGCAGGCGCCTTGATGCCTACGAATTTGTCACTCCCGAGACGAAGGACGATGACAAATGACCGCCACCGACCGCATCCAGTATTTCAGCATCGCCACCGCGCTCCTCTCGATCGCGTGGCTCATCTCGATCGGAGTTTTCCTGTGACCATCACCTGCATCGGCTGCGGTAAGCAGCCCCACGAGCTCGCCGAATACGTCGAATATGCTGAGATCGAAGGCGTGACACCCGAGGAGTTCGTGCGCGTCGAGGAAGGCACGTTTAACTCCGACACCGGCCATTTCTGCTGCACACCCTGTTACATCGACAAGGGCATGCCGACCTCACCGACTGGATGGAAAGCGCCATGAAACCCGAACCGACCGCCACCGAGGCTGCCGCCTATGTCGGCATCAAGATCGCCGAATGGGCCGCCTACGGCATCATCGTGTATTGCGTCTGCAAGGCGTGGATAATCCTGCCGTGAGCAATTGGTTTCACCAAACGCGCATTGCATGGATCAAAGAATCCGTCGAGATTTTCGGGTTCATCAATCGCGAGCACGTGCAAAGGAAATTTGGCGTCTCGACCCCGCAGGCCTCCTATGACATCCGCGATGCGATGAAGGCGTGGCCCGACCTCATGCGCTACAACACCGCAACCAAACGATACGAGGCGCTCATACCCGAGACCTACATCGGAGAGCCGATATGAGCAAACAGCCACCCGGCCCGCGCGAGAAGGCGCTGCGCGAGATGCGTGAGGCGAACTACGCGCGTGCCACCACGCTCGTCGAGCTCGCGCCGATCCCGAAGAAAACCAAGCACGCGCTGAAAAAGGCGATCGCCGAGGCCGCGAAGAAAACCGGCAAGGGCAGGAAGGCGAAGAAGAAATGACCACCCGCCAGCGCGAGCCGCGGCTTCTCGACCCCGGCTTTCTCGCCTTCCTGCGCAAGCAGCGGTGTATCAGCTGCGGGCTCGCGCCCCCCGTCGAAGCCGCGCATATCCGCATGGGTAAGCCCTCGATCGGCAAACAGCCGACCGGAATGCAGGAAAAGCCGCATGATTTTTGGGCCGTCCCGCTCTGCGCATGGTGCCACCGCAACGCGCCGGACTCACAGCACAACATCGGCGAGGCGAAGTTCTGGGCGATTGCCCGCATCGATCCTTTCGCGCGCGCCCTTCAACTGTATGCCGAATATGGCGGCAAAGGCGGCCGCCCGAAGGCGCGACGCGCGCCGAAGTCCCGCAAACCGAAGGCGCAGCGCGCCAAGATGCAATCTCGACCCTTCCCCAAGACGCAAAGGAAATTCGGCCAATGACCGCGATCATGGACAATTTTACATGGTGGAAAAACGCCCTCGCCGGCAACCGAGGCCCAATTTATGACGGCGAACCGCAGTCGGGATTCTACCGCCAGAAGCGCAAAGACGGGCAATATGAGGCCGTCGCATATTGGAAGGACAGCACCACCGGCGAGCAGCGCTGCCACGTCAACGGCCGCGCGCCAGATCCACAGCGCGCCCTCGAGATGTGGCCCTACGCGAGCAAGAACCCGATCACCACGGAAGCCTACTGGCACCGCATCGACACCGGATCATGGAATGACGTCGACCAGGGCGCGAACGACGCCGCCAAGGGGCCCGACATCGATCCGGCAATCGATCCGGCCGGATCGCTCAAGGCCGAGATCACCAAGGCCCGCGCCGGCCTCGCCGCCTATGCCTCGATCGATAGCGACGAGCAGTCCGCCAAGGCGCAGACCCTGCGCAGCGCGCTAACCGGGCTCAAGGGCAAAGCCGAAAAGGCCTATGAGGCCGAGAACCGCCCCCTGCTCGAGCAGCAGAAGAAATTGCGCGAAATCTGGTTTCCGCTCCGCGACGATGCCGCCGATGGCGCCAATGATCTGCGCAAGGCAATGGAGAAGTGGGAGGACATCAAGCGCGAGAACCAGCGCCGCGCCGACGAGGAGACCGCCAAGCGCCAGGCCGAGGCGGCCGCAGAGGCGGAGTGGAAAGGCGCCGAGCCCGGCGCGATCGCCAAGACCGAGCCCGAACCGGTCAAGCCCGTGGTCCCGAACACCCCGCCGCCAGCTGCACAGATCCGGGGCGGATCAGGCCGAGCCGCATCGGTCGGAACGAAAAAGGTCGTGATCTCGATCGATCTGCTCAAGGCATGGGACCAATTCGGCGGCCAGCCCGAGGTTTATCGGCTGTTCATGGACCTCGCGCAGCGCGCCGTCGACGCTGGCCTCGCGGTACCGTGCGCCACCGTCGAAGAAAAAGCCGTGGTGCGCTGAGACCAAGATGCACCGCCGCAGACCAATCACAGACTACATCAGGAGATTTTTCACCATGAGCAGTTATTTAGACGGCGGCGAGGCTTTCCGATTGGTGCTCGACGAATTGCTTGAGAGCCGCCGCGCCTTTGGCGAACTGCAAAGCGACCTGAAAAAGGCGCAGAAGCATATTCAAGACCTCAACATCGAGCACGGCCTGCATTTGAGCGAGGCCGGTGATCACATCGCGCGGGAAAAGACCAAGATCATTGATCTCGGTAGCAAACTCTACATGGCCGCGCACGCCGTCAAGGACGCCCTTGACAACGAGAAATTCCTGCGCCTGCGCGAGGCGCTGCATGAGTCCGCGAACACCTTCGACGAAATCCCGTTCTAACCGCATCAGGAGACCCACATGGGACCGAGAAAGACCGCCACCAAGACCGCCGAGACCACCGAGGAGATCGCCGACGAGGCGCAGTCAAAGGGCGAAGTCGCCATTTTCCAGCCGCCGCGGCTGCCCTATCACAACGCCATCGAGGAGAAATTTGGCGTCAACAAAGGACAGTGGAAAGTCCTGGTCGAAGCCATCTTCCCCGCAGCCAAGAGCGTCGACGCGATCGTGATGGCGCTTTCCTACTGCCAGCAACGCAACCTCGACCCGTTCAAGCGGCCGGTTCATATCGTGCCCATGTACGACAGCGCGCGCGGCGGTTACGTCGAAACCGTCTGGCCCGGCATCAGCGAGCTCCGCACCACCGCCAGCCGCACCAAGGGCTATGCCGGTTGCGACGAGGCGCAATTCGGCGAGGAAGTCACCGAGAAATTCACCGGCCGCGTCAAGCGTGACGGCGCATGGAAGGACGAGGCGATTGAGGTGACATTCCCGGCATGGTGCCGGATCACCGTCTATCGCATCGTCGACGGCCAGCGCTGCAAATTTGTCGGCCCCAAGGTCGCATGGCTCGAAACCTATGCCACCCAGGGCGCCAGCAGCCTCCCCAACAAGATGTGGCAGGAGCGCCCGGAAGGGCAGCTTGAGAAGTGCGCCGAGGCGGCCGCGCTCCGCCGCGCCTTCCCCGAGGAGATCGGCAACGACCTGACCGCCGAGGAAATGGTCGGCCGGAACGTTCACGACGTGGTGACGACCGTGGAACCGGTGCTAATCGTCGACCACGCCCGCGATACCCAGCCCCCGCGGGAGCCGAAGGCCGCCGAACAGGCCGCCCCGCCGCGCCAGGACGCCGCCAGCGAGGCGCGCGACGCCGCCCCTCCACGGACAGCCCCGAAGCCGGACCCCATCAGCAGCGGCCCCCAGCGCGACGTAGCGCCGCCTCGCCAGGCCACCGCGCCAGCGAAGAAGGACGACGGCCCGAGCGACCCCGGCCCGCAGCCGCATCAGATCCCTGGAACCGGCGAAACTTTCGAAAGCTGGTGCGCCAAATACTGCGACTTGATCAAGACGTCGCTGGACACGGCCACCGTCTACAAATGGATTGACCTAAATCACAAGCCGCTCGAGCGCTTGCAGAAGGGCAAGCCGTCGGAATACGCCAAGGCAAAGAAGGCGGCCGAGGAGACCATGGAGCGGCTCAAGACGCCGGAGAAGCCGAAGGCCTCACCCAAGGCCGCCCCTGCTCAGATGGACGAGATGGACGACGGCCCGGGCGATTCCGGCGCCGGCGACACGAACCCCGAGGACATCCTCAAGCGCATCGACGAGGAACTCGCCGCCGTCGAGGATCCGGATCAACTGCAATCGGTGTGGGACAGCGCCATTGAGCCGATGCTCAAAGACCTGTTTCCGCCCGACGTCGACGAGGCGCAGGCCCTTTTCCGCAAGCATGAGAAGCGATTGGGTGCATGATGGCGGAACGTTGGGGCGGCATTTATTTCCTTCTGGACGGCAAACAACTCACCTTCCGCGCATGGGCGAACGTGCCCCGAGTCGGTGAATGGGTTGTGTTCTCCCTAACCGATGAACCGTTTGAAGTTGCTCGCGTGCTATGGCGCGAAACCGCGGACAAGCCGGTCACCCCCTATGCCGAGATTATTCTCAAAAAGGTGACAAGTGGCTGACCTCTCCGCCAAAGGATTCATCCGCCGGGGCAAATGCCTCGTCCCGGCGGATTTTGTCGCCGAGGAGTGGCTCGAGGCCATCCCCGACGGCAAGGAGGTGTTGATCGATTGGCGCAAACCGCGCCATCCCGAGAACCACCGCCATTTCTTTGCGATCCTGCGGCTGGCATCCGAGCATCTGCCGGATTATCCGGACACCGACTCGCTCCTGGATGCGCTCAAGATCGCGTGCGGCCATGTCAGACCCGTCATGAAGGCCGACGGCGAAATGATTTTCCTGCCCAAGAGCATTAATTTCGGCGCGATGGGCGAGGAGGAATTCAAGCGCTTCAAGAACCGCGCGCTCTACGTGCTTTCCCGGATCCTCGGATTCGACGCCGTGTCGCTTCTGCCCGAAATCGAGGCGCGCAACGCGCGGATGCCCTACGACATCGACGGCCAATATCACCGCGTCGATCGCTCCGCCCCGCAAATCGCCGCATCCGAGATGGATGACCGCGAAGAACCGCCGATTGAGGCCTACGAGGACGACAATGGCTAGATACGCATCAGGATCCGTTCCGTATGCAGGCGCCACCAGCGGCGCGACCGCGCGCGACGACATCACCAAACTATTGCGCCGATTCGGCTGCGAATCTATCGGCTTTATGGACGATTTCGAGACAAATGAGGTAATGCTCGCCTTTGCTCACCGCGGCCGCAGGATGCAACTGCGCGCTAGCGCAAAAGGCTGGGCTGCACTTTACCTTAAAGAAAACCCGTGGACCTCTCGCCGGTTTGGCAATCGCGCCGAATACGAGCGCAAGGCCCTCACCCAAGGCCAGATCGCCGTTAATTCAATCCTACGGGATTGGGTCAAAGGGCAAGTTATGGCCGTGGAAACCGGCATTCTCTCGTTTGAAGCGGTTTTCATGCCCTACATGCTGACCGAGAACGGAGAGACCGTGATCGATCGCATCGCATCCCTGAATCTGCTGCCACCCCCGGCAGCGCAATAGGAGGCCATCATGGCTGACATGGACGACCCACATCCCGGCTACGCCGTTTTCGACACGGAAGGAACCGGCCTTTTCGATTACAAGCAACCAGCCGACGCGCCAGGCCAACCGCGCATGGCGTCCCTCGCCATCGTCTATGTCAACGAGAAACTCGAGATCGAGCGCGAGATCAACATTTTCGTGCGCCCCGACGTGAACGACTATTTCATGTCGGAAGGCGCGCAGAAGGCGCACGGCCTCACCGTCGATTTTCTCAACGAGCACGGTGTGCCCGTGACGGAGGCCCTCAACGAGTTCTGCAGCGCCGTCGACAACGGCCGGATTATGGTTGCCCATAATTCGCAACACGACATGAAGCAAATGCGCGCCGAACTCCGCCGCGCCGGCATGCAGGACCGGTTCGAGGGATCGCCGAACATCTGCACCATGCGGGCCATGACCGACATCTGCAAGATCCCGCCACGCGGCAACCGCGGCGGCTACAAATGGCCAGCCCTCTCCGAAGCGCTGCTATTCATCGGCGAGACCGACCTCGGCGACCACTCCGCCATCAACGACGCAAAGGGCGCGCTTGCGCTGCTGCGCTACCTCAAACGCACCGGCAATCTGCCGGACGCGAAGGTGCACTACGCAAAACAGCCTCTCGGCGAACGGCATCCGCCGAATCAAACACCCATGATGCCAATGCCGGACAAAGACTGATTTTGCCACCACAGGAGACGCATCCAAATGACCGCTAGAAAACCAAAACCGTCACGCCGCCCGCGCGGCGAGAAACCGGCCACCACCATCCGGCTGTTGCGCCGGCAGATCAATACCATGGAGGACATTATCGCCGGCCTGCGCCTCGCCATCGCCGACAAGGAGAAGGTGATCGCCGGTTATGACGTCCAGCTTGCCGAGACCAACGACGAAATCATGCGCAGGATCGACCGGACGAGCGAACAATCAATCAGGATCGGCCACCTGACCACCCAACTGCGCGACACCATGAAGCAACTCGCATTCCTCTCAGGATATTATGCCAGATCACAGGAAGAACTTGGGGCCATGGCTCCGCGAGAAACTCTCACCCGCCGAAATCCTGGAAATTCGCCGACACCTGCGCATGCTAGCCAAGATCGCCAAGGGCCGCGGTTTGAAGGAAGCGCCGAAGGGCGGCCTAGCCCGGATCGCGGCTCACTACGGGATTTCCAAGGAGTATCTTCGCTTGCTGCGTCATGGCAGACGGCGCCAGGGCGCGATTTCACCGCACTCACCCCGGAAGGCTTCGCGACCGCAACGGATAGCAGCATCGCGCTCACCGCGGAAGAAGAATCACTATTCGAGCAAATGAGGCCCGACAATGTGGGACCGGACCGAAGGCGGAGCGCGGATAAGCCGTATCGAGGAATTGACGGCCCGCTTTAGAGACGACACCAGAACATTCACGGAGGCGGTTATGGCCGCCTCCCTGCACTGCGCCGGGCTGCGCGGCGACGACATCCGCAGCATCGTCAACCAGGAGCTAGAGCGCCGACATGAGCAAGAAAACTGCCGCCGAGGAATTCCAAGAGGACATTATCGGCCTCATCCGCAAACATTATCCCCGCGCCCTGCAAGGTGACATCACACAATCCGACGCATGCGCCGCCCAGATCGGCATGGCCCTCGGCGGCATGCTGGCGCAGGCCTATCGCCTCAATGGCGAAGTCATCGGCCGCGGCGTCTACCAGACCATCATGACCCGCATCGTCGAGACCGCATCCGCGATCGACGACACCGCCGGCGCCGCGATCCGCTCGCACGTTCCCAAAATCCAATGACAGCACCCAACCCCGCCGGCGCCGAACTCCGCCGCCGTATCCGCAACATCGTCGCAGGATCCGGGCGACCAGGCACTCGCCTCCCACGCCGCCGATGCAAGCGCAGTGATGCGCGCGCCAAATGGGAGGGCGATGTTGCCGCCGCCCTCACCGACTTCGGGTTTTTCTGCAAGCGCCAGAAGCGGATGCAAATCTCGCCGCTCCCACTACAGGAAACCATCGGCCAGATTGCCGCCGGACGCCTCGAGATTCATTATATGCCGGTGATCCAGACAACGCGGCGCATCGAGGCGATGTTCGGCAACCTCGCCGCGATCAAAATCGATCCGTGGGCACCGCCCCCACGGCGCAACGCGTGACCGAGGAAAGAGACAGATGGAAGACACAGAGTATGCACGGGGGTTCAAGGCTGGATGGGACGAGGCAATTCGCGTATCGCAAGCAATCAACAATACCGCACCCTTCGACCCTGAGAAGAAATACACCAACCACCTATCGGTTTTGGTGGACGCTGTTGGCGGCGAAGGCATGAAACGGGTGAAGGCATTCCTCGATTTGACTGGCTACGCCATCTACAAAGAATCACCGCCGCACTCTTGAGCAGCGCGAGACCGTGACCGAGGACCGCAACCCAGATTAACCTGGAGATAAACGATGATCCTAGCCGAACTGCCGCGCCTCCATAGAGCAATAGAATTGCTTGGTCTCGACAACGGAGCCGACCCGATATCGAAAGCGACAATCCCGCCGGATTGGGAAACTCGCGCCAGGATCGCAGAGGATGAACTACTGCGGCTTACGCCGGCCGAACTGGAAGACCTCGTCTATGGCGAAGAGAGCGATCAGAAAACGGTCGCTCCGCGCGCCCCAGCAGTCGACGAAATCCTTAATGCGGCCTTTGACAGCGGCGAATTGGCCGAACTGTTTTTCGAACCTTGGCGCAACATATTCGACGCGAGGGCTGCCGAAGCTAGGCAGCGTTCCTTGAAGAAGTAGTGTGAGGGACACGATGAACCTAGCCGACCAAATCGAAGCCGCCCGCACTGAGGTTGCTCGCCTAGAGCGGCTGGCGGCACAAGCGACGTGCGCCGAACAGGGGCACGATTGGGCGTGCCTTGGCGGCGCAAACTGCGGCTGCCACGAATGGGCTTACTGCTCGGTGCCAGTTCACGAATGCCGCCGCTGCAAGGCGTGCGACTACGGCGATAACGCCGATGCTGCCGACATGCGCGCCCAGTGCGAGCACAAGACGCCACCAGCATGGGATGACGTTGAGGAAGGATTTGACGCCGGAGAGTGGAATAACCTCCCCTCCCCGCCCGCAGCCAACGGAGAGACGCGAGATGGGTAGCAAGCCGTCAGGAAGGCCATACGACCAGATCGAGGCGTCGGCATTGAAAACGGCGGTCCTCGAATATCTCAGCGAATGCGACA